CCTCACGGAGCTTGGGATCTCATCTATTCCTAGATACATCCCTTTTTGGTATTCAGTTAACTCTGAACTGCCTGAAAGTAAGAAAAGTTCTTACCCAGAACGAGTATTTAGAGTAGGTGGAGCAGACAGTGGCCTTCTCGGCATTGTCGGTTCATGGGTGCTTAAGATATTGATTCTTAACCCAAAACACTGGCTTCAGATCTGCCGTCCTCGTAAGAGAACAGCGGAAAACTTTAAAATTACAAGTTATGAGACAAATAAAGAAATTTAAAAAATCTTTACTTCCCTCTAAACTTATAAATAAAGTCACCTATTCAAGGGACCAAAAGTTGATCTTGCTTGAAAGTTCTAAAGCTTTCATCGATTTCTTGAAGAAATACGGTTTTAAAATAATAAAACTGTGTATCCACAAAAGATCGAAGTTAGTGCCTAAGTTGCGAATGCTTCATAATTTCGGGAGATACTTGTTGTTTTTACACAAACATCATGGATCTCTCTACGTTGTGAAGTATCTTAAGGCTGCTCAGTTGAGTATTCAAAGAAAGTTGGCAGGTCAACCTTTCTCATCTTTGAGAGAGATTGAACCTGATCTAAACTTACCTAGATTAGCTAAATGCGGTTTACCAGCTATAATCGGTACGAAAGATAGAAAAGCTATTTTAAGCGGTTCTACTCAAGTAATCCAATTATACCTTAGCATATTTGGTCTATACAGGGTCATTAAAGCCCCTGTAAAAACTAAAATATCCACAATAACTGATTTATATAATGGAGATATTCCTTATCTTATAAATACGTTAGACAAATTTACTAATTTAAGTAAAAAGTTTATTAGTATTAAGAAAGAAAAATTTTCATTAAATCTAGGTGGAGCTCAGATACTACTCCTTCAGACTTCTTCACCATCACATAAAATAGCTTGCCTTGGAATAGGTGCCGATCCTGGCCTTCTGATGAAGGCTGGTGTAGGTTCTTATATCCAAAGGTGGCTAGAATTAACTAATAACATTCCATTATTAGATATGTGAAATGTGTTGAAGTTAAAAACCTGACCTGGTTCCGCTGGACTCTGAAATGAAAAAGATAAAAGATATACTTTTAGTAATTATCCATTCTTGAGTAATAAAGGGAAAAGTTGAGTCAAGTCTATTGTAGCTTATGGAGTAGGCCAACTTCAATTTAAAGAAGAAGCTGCTGGTAAATTAAGAATTTTTGCTATGGTCGATATATGAACTCAATCCATATTGAAACCGTTACATGATTTCTTATTTGCTGTTTTAAAGTCACTCCCAAATGATGGTACATTTGATCAGAATGCTGCTTTTGAAAGAGCGCAAACTAAATCACATGTATCAGGTTGTTGTTTTGGATATGATCTATCCTCTGCAACAGACCGACTCCCTATTTTACTCCAAATCGCTATTCTGAAACCTATTATAGGTGACGAATTAGCTTGATTATGATCCGACATTTTGGTCAATAGACCTTATGACGTTTCTAAATCTAACGGTGAAGACCTTTATGGTATCACTGAGAAATGGGTGAAATATAGTGTAGGTCAACCTATGGGTGCTTTAAGTTCTTGAGCAATGTTAGCTGTAACACATCATCTGATTATGCAGTTTTGTAACCAACTACTTGGTAACAAAACCTGAACAGATCAGTATGAAGTTTTAGGTGACGATATAGTGATCTTTGATCGCAATCTCGCATCTAAATATGTTGAGCTAATGGCTCTATACGGGGTTCCAATAAACACATCAAAATCTGTTGTGTCTATTCAGAAAGTACCTGTTGTAGAGTTTGCAAAAAGAACTTCATACAATCTTACGGATGTTTCTCCGATTTCTTGAAAAATGTTCCTGAACCAGGATACATTTGCAGGACGTCTCTCAATAGTTAGCTATTGATGAGCACGGCATAGTGATTTTCTGTTTTCATCAATGAAAACCATTATACAATCGAACATGAATGATATGAGACCAGAAAAGAATAATAATTCTTATCTAAGTCTTATAACAAGTCTTGTTAGTAGAAATGTCTTTCCGATTGAATGAATATTAGCAAAGGTAAGTGAAGTTCACCAAATTATTATACCTTTTGGAAAAAGTAAAGTAATTGGTTTCCCTATCCAATGAGCAAAAGACGTGCTGGCCCGTCATTGACGGGGTAGCGATGTTAAAGGGTTGGTTCCCTTTATCTCTTTTGCTTATTCTAGGGATGAACGTTACCATTTGGCAGCAGTCCGTAAACAGATAAAGTCTATCTTAGATAAGTATTCAGATGATGAATGCAAGAAGTTATTTCTTCAATTTGCAGGTCATTCTGGATCTATCTTAGTTAAACGTTATATGTATATGGTCTTCTTTAAGGATATGTTGACATTGCGGATGATGAGACCTGTAAATCTAAAACATTTTGAGCTAGATCAATTGTTAAAGATTTTAGAACAGGTTCAGTCCGCTACATCAACATTCCGAATACTCGAGCAGTCTAAAAAGAATAAACAGCAAATAACAAATGACCTAAAACTTCTAAAGTTTTTAGAAGACTCAAATAAAAAATCAAATAGAGCAGATCCTAATATCTGTCCTATGACATTTTTTACTTGAGGTCAAATGATGTTTACTGGTTTCCAACAACGGCATTAAGTTCCAAGACGACTAAAAGTCTTCCTGAAAGAAAAGTCTTTAAATATAAGTTTAAGAGAAGATTAATAGAAGTCAACATCTAGAAGATGCTCTGACTGGGGCTGCGCAGAAACGCGTGTAGAGTCCCTCTTTGTAAAGAAGGTACACACCAGTACTATCTATTAATTGCTCCTTCCACTCTTTGCATGATCTAAATCCAACTTATCTAGGTTGGTGCTGGGCTTCTGCCCGGCCTAGTTCAAACATTGGTGAAATTTGCTTCTTCAGTCTTAATATTAAATTAATGACTTCTTATTTCTTAACCCGTCTGTAAAACCCAGGGAAACTTGGGGGAGTCAGCCAAAACGGGAAGGTCC